GATGATAAGTTTGCCTCAAAATTTGCAGCTTTAAGCCGGAAGGAAAAAGCGTACAGGGATAGAGAACTTGAATTTGAAGCCCGCCTTAAAGCATTTGAGGATAAAGAAAAAGAAACGAGTGAAAAATACGACAAATATGATAACTGGGGACAAAAAATTAAAGAAAATCCCCTTAAAGTTTTAGAAGAAAATGGCATAACTACGGAAGATCTTGCTAACTTTTTAACCAATGATGGTAATCCGACAGTTGAGCATCAAATGAAATTATTTAGTGCTAAATTTGAGGAGAAATATACCGAACAAATTCAATCCTTAAAGGATCAAATAGATGAGCGAGATAAGAAAGCGGAAGAGAGTAAGTTTGCCGAGACTATAGATAATTTTAAAGATCAGATCGAAGATTTTGTAGATAAAAATCCCGAAGACTGTGAGCTTATTAAAGCACAAGACGCGATGGAAACTGTATATAACGTAATTGAGGAACATCATAAAGATACTAAGCGGGTTTTAACAATTAAAGAAGCCGCTGAAGCTGTAGAATCATATCTAGAGGGAGAAGCTAAGAAGTTTCTATCCTTAAAAAAGTTTAGCTCCCTTAAGGGAGAACAAAAGCAAGAGCCTAAAGTACAATCGTCACCAACATTGTCAAACGCCCATTCTTCTGAGGTGTCTAATAATACAGAAGGAAATATGACGCGAAATCAAAGTATAAGTGAAGCATCAAAATTAATACGTTGGGATGAGGATTAATCTCCCGACTTTATATAAAGGATAAGAGAAAATGGCTCTTGATTTAACGTCGTTCGCTGCAGCTCTTAAGCAGCATTACACGTCAGACCGTGTAGAAAATATGGTATACGAGGATAATCCATTCCTAGCAATGGTTCCTAAGTTTGAAGGATTTGGTGGTAAAAACCTACCTATTCCTATCATCCATGGAAATCCTCAAGGTCGTTCAGCTAACTTTGCAACTGCACAGGCGAATAAGACTAACTCACGGCTTAAGGACTTTGTTCTTACCCGTGACAGGGATTACTCGCTCGCTTCTATCGATAATGAGACTATGGAAGCTTCTAAAGGAAATGCCAACGCGTTTCTTGAAGCGGCTACAGTTGAGATTGATGGTGCAATTCAGTCAGCTACTCGTTCACTAGCAATCGCGCTCTATGGTACAGGTTCAGGTTCTTTGGGACAAGTAACTACCGGTTCTACTAGTACTAGTTTCTTCCTTAAGGTTACTGAAGATGTGACTAATTTTGAAGTTGACCAGGAATTACAATTCTCTACCGCTAACGGTGGTGGAGCAGTTAAGTCCGGTACAATTACAGTTACTGGAGTTGATCGCGATAGTGGAGAAGTTACTACTGATGCAGCTACGGCTATTGATGGTGGAACTGGAACTGGTACTGATGACTTCATCTTTCAAGAAGGTGATTATGATGCTAAGATTAAAGGCTTACGCGCATGGTTACCCGATACTGCCCCTTCTGCTACTCCATTCTTTGGCGTAGATAGAACTGCAGATGTTACCCGTCTTGGTGGAATTCGCTTCGATGGTTCTTCTTCTCCAATTGAAGAGGCACTTATTGATGCAGCTAGTCGTGTAGCGCGTGAAGGTGGAAGACCCGATCATTGTTTCATGTCTTATACAAAGTGGTCCGATTTAGAGAAGGCTCTTGGTTCTAAGGTTCAATACGTAGATACTAAGGTTAACGCTGAGATCGGTTTCCGTGGGATCTTAATTAACGGACCCCGTGGACCCATTCGTGTGATTCCTGATCAAAACTGTCCTAATGATAGGGCGTTCATGCTCCAAATGAATACTTGGAAGCTATATAGCTTGGGTAAAGCACCTAAGATTCTAGATAGTGACGGCATGAAATTCCTTCGTGACTCTAACGCTGATAGTGTTGAAGTTCGCGTAGGTTATTACGCTCAACTAGGTAGTAGGGCTCCAGGCTGGAACGCTAATATTCAACTTTCTTAATTAAATAATTGAGAGGAAGCTTCGGGAACCACACATACTTTAACGTTCCATCAGCTTCCTCTCTTTTTTAATTATTAAAATCAGGGAGACAAAAAGCGCTGCGGGGTTGCCCCTCAGACTAAACGAAAGGTAAAACAATGGCTAATAGAAATTATAATAGGTATCAAGCTTTGGAGAAAGAGGTTAAAACTCTTTATGCTGAAGTAGCAATTGCTGCTGCTGGTGTTCCAACATTAACCAAAGGGTTAGGAGTTACATCCGTTGCACGTACAGGTACAGGTAGATATACAGTAACTTTAGATGATAAATATGTTCGCTTTATGTATGCGAATTTCACCCATAAGAATAGTACAACTGAAGATTTAACATTTCAACTTACAGCTGATGATGTTACTGGTGCAAAAACCGTATCCTTTGCTGCTGCTACTGCAGGTACTGATACTGATCCAGCTGATGGTGATGTTCTCTTTATGAAGTTTGAACTTAAAAACTCTACTTCTGGAGAATAATCATGAGTATGAATTTAGATCGAAATAAGGGCGCCGCAACCATTATTGTTAGAAGGATTCGCGGTGGAGACGATGCTGATTCTATGCGCCGATCTAATGAAGAATTTACTCCCTTTCCTCGTAGTGAAGATGGTGGAGCGGATTTAGAGATGGAACCCGGTTTAGGTGCTGCTACGGAAGAGGTCATGGAAGCTATGGAACGGAAGGATGCTAAGGCGTTAAAACGTGCCTTATTTTCCTTTGTTGAAATGGCTCAAATAGTTATGCATAAAAAATAAAGTTTAACGAAAGAGATTATAAGTATTCACCTCTCCCTCCCTGGAACAATAGATATTTATAGTCTCTTTCGTTAATTCATATATTGAGGTTTTAATGACAATTACTCTTGGTGAATTAAAAACACAAGCTCGCGAGCGGGCAGATATGGAAGAGTCTTGTTTTGTTTCCGACAATCAATTGCGCACATTTATTAATAATTCAATCGCCGAACTTCACGATATATTAATACAAGCCTATGATGGAGATTATAGGATTATTGAGGGCGCTGAAACGCCTACAGTTAGCGGGCAAGAAGATTACACTTTGCCTGTTGATTTTTATAAAATTCGTGGCGTAGATATTAAAATTAATAATGATAAGTTTCAAACTATTGATAAATTTAACTTTAATGAGAGAAATCGATTTACTGATAGGGCTATCTGGGATTTAACAGGTATTCCAAACGTTCGATATAGAACTTTAGGAAATAATCTCCGCTTTAGTCCTGCCCCTGATCAACAAACTACCTTTCGGATATGGTATATTCCATTAGCAACAAAATTAGTTGATGATTCTGATGTATTTGATGATATTAATGCCTACTCAGAATATGTAGTTGTAGATGCTGCTATTAAGATGTTTGGTAAAGAGGAATCGGATACTAGTGATTTAAAGGATACTAAGGCAGGGTTGAAGCGTAGGATTGAAGAGGCAGCTAATAATAGAGATGCGGGAGATTCACCTTCCGTTAGTGATATACATGCAGAGAATAATGACATCTTTCATGGTAGCGGTTCTTTTTAATGGCAGGAAGACGCAGAGCATTTCGAAAAGTTGTTACTGCTGATAAGGATATTAATCAGCTGCAGCAATATACGGAAGAAGCATTTGAACAAATATTTGGTTCTGATATTATAGATGGAGTTTTATTAAAGAACATTGAATTAGATAGTTCAAAAACGAATACGGTTAATCATAAGTTAGATCGTGACATTCTAGGTTGGATAATTATTAGACAACGGGGTGCAGCATCAATCTTTGATTCACAGGATACCAATGTATTTACTAAAAAGACATTAGCCCTTGAAACGAATGCTGATGTTACAGTTGATATTTGGATTTTTTAGGAGATTTTAATGAGTACAGCTTTTATGAATTTAGACTTACCTACTCCTACTGTAACTATCGGTCCGGAATGGGCGAATGATATAAATGCAGCCTTAACGCTAGTAGACTCTCATGATCATACAACCGGTAAGGGCGTTAAGGTCCCCACTTCAGGCTTAGACATTAATGCGGATTTAAACTTTGGAGATAATAAGGCGGACAACCTTAAGGCGGCGTGCTTAGCTGATCAAGGTTCTCCACTGGCGGGCGCGTCTAATGCGAGATGCCTTAATGCTAATAGTGGAGACTTATACTATACCAACGGTTCGGGCGTTAGCATTCAACTTACTTCAGGTGGTGCAATTGTTTCAACTCCCGCCGCAGCAAACTCATTTGAAACAGTTTTAGTTAATACAAATTTAGTCATTGGTGCTGCTGAAACTTTTGTCTACTTAAGGGTAGATACTACTTCAACTCGGAGTATCACCTTACCGTTAGCCAATGCTGTAGTTAATGGGCGCATATATATTCTTAAGGATATAGATGGACAGGCGAATGCAAATAATATAACTATTAACACTGCCGGTTCAGATACCATTGACGGAGCGAGTACATTAGTGCTTAGTTCAGACAATGAGACGACTTGGTTAATAGGTGACGGCACAAGTAGTTGGTCAGTATCGTAATGGCTTTACAAAAACAAACCGCAACTATTCCATTTGCGCTAGGATTGGATACTAAACGGGATGAGAAACAACAGATAATCGGAAGATTGATTACTGTTGAGAATGCGATTTATACTAAGCTGGATCAATTAAAGAAACGGAATGGGTATGACGATGTGTCTTTGGATACGATTGATTCAAGTGTAATCACTAATGCCCAAAAGTTGACTAAGTTTAAGAATGAATTAAACTTATTTGACCTTACTAGATTCTATTCCTTTTCAGATAGCATTGAAAAGTGGGTTGAAAAGGGCAAGACATCTTCAATCTTTCCTTCCTCTAATCCCATAATCCGCAACTCTTCTCAGCAAGATCAGTATGATGCCTTAGAAATTGAAGATATTGAAATCTATGCTTGGCATGATTCTGGTGGAGGAGTAAAATATAGTGCAGTTGATACAGAGAAAAAAAACTTCCTAATTAGTAATGATGAAATTAGCTCTTCAGGTACTAATCCTAGAGTTTGCCGAATTGAGAATTTTGTATTTATATTCTTCACAGATGGTACGGACTTAAAGTATCGACGATTTAATATTTTTAATCCAGGAACCTTAGAAACGGAAGTTACAGTACAGTCTAACGTTGACGGAGCAGCAGATAGATACGACGCAGTTAGTGTAAGTAATCGAATCGCTGTTGCATATAACTCTAGTGACGGTGCCGCTAAACTCAAGGCATTTACTATCGATGAAACGGAAACTCTCTCAAGCGTCATAAGTTTAACAGGTGAGGACGCATCTAGTTGTATTAATATCTCTCCAGACCCTGAATCTAGATTAATAATTACTTACGCGGACGCCTCGGACATTAAGGCTGTAATATTCCCACTTAATTTGCTATCAACTCTAGTGGCGCCTACGGTAATCGAGTCTATTGCTGGAGTTACGAATACAACATCTATCATACAGGATGATGATAGTTATCTAATTTTGTATGAAATCTCTGCTGCTGCTACATCTAATCATCTAGTTAAAAAGTGTTCAATAGATTTATCTGCTACGGTTGGGGCAATATCGGTATTCTCTAGAGGTACGGGTCTTAGCTCCAAATTATTTAGTGAAGGGGGTGATAACTATGTTTCTACTTTACATAGTTCCCCCCTTCAAGCCACGTATTTCTTGATGGATGATACTGGATCTGTGGTTGCGCGGTTAAATCCTGGAGTTGGTGGTAGTTTAATTACGAATGGAATGTTGCCTCAAGTGTCTAACTTGGGAGATAATAAACATCTATTCGCTAATCAGATTAAGGGACGAAACGTATCCGAAAATAATACCTTCTTTTCTTTACTAGGTATAAACAGTACGACCTTTGATTTTAACATCGCTACTCCCTTTCAATCTAATGAGTTGGGAGATACGTTACATATTAGCGGCGGAATACTTCAGATGTACGACGGCGATATGGTTGTAGAGCATGGGTTTCATCTATTTCCAGAAACGTTGATTGATGGGGGTACCGCTACAACCGGAGGGTTTATATCCGATGGAACTTATCAATACGTTGCTGTATACGCGTGGACTGATAATGCCGGACAGCTACATCGAAGCGCTCCGTCAATTGCTTTAACTGTAGTCCTCTCCGGTGGAACAGGTACGCAAACACAGACTATTACTATTCCCACACTCCGCTTAACCGAAAAGGTTGATGTGATAGTTGAGCTTTATCGAACCGAAGACGTTGGTACAATTTTTCATAAAATATCTGAAGTCAGTTCCCCCTCCCTTAATGACCCGACGGTAGATACGATTGACATTGTTGACGATGTAGACGATACGAGTCTATTATCTAATCAACTACTATATACTACAGGTGGTGTACTTGATAATATTGTTGCTCCTTCAAGCGCGTTAATTTCTTCATGGCAAAACCGGATAATGTTAAGCGGGCTTGAAGATGATAATGCAATTGCGTTTTCAAAGATTAGATTTGAAGGTGAGCCGGTAGAGTTTAATGATATTTTACGTATTCAAGTTCCAAATGTTGGAGGCAAGATCACTGCGACGGCTGTTATGGATGAAAAGTATATCATCTTTAAGGAGGATGGGATATTTTATCTAGCAGGCGGTGGACCCAATAACTTAGGTGAGCAAGATACGTTTATTGATCCAGAACAGATAGCTACCGATGTAGGTTGCGTAGACCCAAATAGTGTAGTCCTTAGTCCCCTAGGTTTATTCTTTAAATCTAAAAAGGGAGTATATCTTTTATCCAGAAGCTTACAGACTGCATACATTGGTGAGCCTATAGATAAGTTTAACAATTTAACTATAACGTCCGGCAAAGGATAACCAACCCGTTTCTACGCGAAGCTTAATTGAGGTTCCATTATCTGAGAACTTAGGTACATTCGTGACTTCTCCACTCACGGTCTTAATCTCTCTATCCTCTTTCCACAAGTCTCCATTATCTCTAATATAGAAATAATCATCCCCCAAAGTTTCTGCCGATCTACCTTTGTGGTTTGTGAATGTGGACCAGAATTGGATATTATAGTTATAGTTTAACGCTACTCCGTCGC